AGTAATATGTGTATCTGTTGCTGCTGTATTGTATATTCCTAAACTTCTATTATCATTCAAATCAGGTTGTAAAATTATACTACCTGTTCCTTTGATTGCATTATGTGTAATTAGTCCTCTATTAAAGATTGGAGCCGGTTGTGAACCATCGTTTGCACCAATACTCATAAATGGAGTTTTTGATATATTACCTATACCATTATCCCAATCTGTCATTCTTATTCCACCTGAATCTGCTTGAATCCATAATTCATTATCATATGTTGCACCATCCCAAGATATTATACCCATAGATGCTGAATGACTAAATGCTGCAATGTATGCAAATGCATTTTGTGTATGTGCTTCTATTGATAATTCAGTTTGAGTAAGACTTGACGCATCCCCATTATCTTGTATAATAACTCCTCCACTTATAATAGTTTGATTACCATAAAATGTATTACTACCAGTTGTTGCAAAACTACCTGTATCGATTGTGCTACCAGTTAAATTGGTTGCATATACATTTCCACTTATATAAAGATTGCCTGATATTTCTGTATCTGTATTTACTTTTAATTTACCTGCACTTCCTATATATCCAATTACTACATCACCTTCACCACCATCATCGTTAAGATGCAATGTTCCACCATTTAATGCAGAAAAGTATAAAGACCCTGTTAGTGATGAGTTGAATGAATTACCTGCCCATGTAATATTACCATTTGTTTTTATACTACCCGTTACTTCTATGTTATTAACAAAAGCAACTTTATCAGAATAAACTAATAATCCATTTTCTGCATAATATCCATTAACTTGTAAACCAATACTTTGAGTTGAATCATTATGAAAAACAAATCTACCATCATTCCAAGCAAAATAAGACATTACTGAATTAGTTGTTGAGAATGAATCGTTATAAAATCTTTCTAACCAAGGGTTATCATTATTAGCATGTATAGATGCTAATGAAGTATCTGCTAAGTTTGTACCACTATATCTTAAAGTACCATTACTACCTGTTATGGTTTGTACTCCAACAAAAGTATTACTACCAGTTGTTGCAAAACTACCTGTATCTATGCTACCACCACTACCTGTCAAATTAGCTGCATATATGTTTCCTGATGAACTTATATTAGTTCCGTCAAAAGAAATATTTAATGATTGACCAATACCATCTTGTAATTCAGTCATTGTACCTGCAGACAATGCATTATTAGTTCCTAAATGTGCTAATGACTGATAACTCTGTGATATATAAAGACTACTTAAACTTCCCATTTATTTTTATTTTAATATTTTAATCATATTGCCATTGTCTATATGCCACCGCAGACCCAGAAGACCAGTTTTGCGGAGTTGTTCCCCATATTTGCGGAGTTGTCCATAATTTACAATATTCACAATTACCAAAATCAGCGTAAGGTATTTTTAATATTGGTAAGTTTACAAAATTATAATCATCTTCTCCACTAAATGTTCCAACAATAGTATAACAAATAAAGTTATAATAAGTGTTGATGTTAGGCCCGTTGGGAGGTACTGGAGATAAAGTAGCAAATACTTGTCCAATACTACCTGGTTCTGCTAAAACTGCTTTATATTTTTCTTGTGTTTCACAATTTTGTATAATATATCCACTACCCGATGGGTTAACTAAAAAAAAAAGACAACGATTTTTGTCATTGTGAGTAGTCAAAGTAAACTCTGCTGACCAACCTGCTAGACCATTATCGAATCGGTCTGCAAATGGTGTACAAACAACATCATCGTTTATTTCAAATCCTTGCACTCCTCTTTGCGTATACGAAGTTAAATCATTTAGTATAGCAAGAGTGTTTGCAAAAGAATCTACTTTATCATCAACTCCAAAATATGCAACCAATTGTTCATTAGTTCTATCGTCTGATTCGTTATTTCTATTTTTAACCTTATCAGCAACTATTAATTGACATCTATAATTTGTTACAGAAGTTCCAAAATCAGTTTCTAATATTTGAATATTTGCAATTGGATATGCAGGAAATTGTCTTTCACCTATATCCCACAAGTCACCTGTTGTTGCAACTTCTATGGATGGGTGATTACTCATTATTGTTTTAAAGTAATTAATTACATTATAGTAAAGAGTATAATTATTTCCTGTATTATGTATTATTTGTTGGCTCATATTAATTTGGATATAATTCAAATAGACAACGATTTTTGTCGTTGTGTGTTGTTAAAGTAAAGTTTATAGTCCAACCTGCCAAACCTGAGTCAAATCTTTCGTGGAATTGTTTGCAAGTTATTTCTCCATCTATATCAAAATTGGTTACACCTCTTTGTATAAAAGAAGTTATATCATTCATTATTGCTAATGTATTTGCCCATACATCATACTTGTCATCTGTACCAAAGAATGCAACATCCATCTCATTTGTTCTATCATTACTTTCGTTATTCTTTTCTTTATACTTGTCAGCAATAAGAATTTGAACTTGAAAATCTGTTGTGGTTTTTGTAAATGTTGTTCCTAATACATTTATGTTTGCAACAGGATAGTTTGGAAATTCTCTTTCATCAAAGTCAGCTAAATCTTCATTTCCGGTAGTTGCAATAGATGGATGCTGACCGCAATAGTCTGCTAGTACATTAATTAAATTATAATAGTTAGTATAATTTACATTTGTATTTGTTACCAATGCACTTCCCATAGTTTATAATTGTATACCACCGAAGTATTGATTACTTTGGTCAGGATATATTTGAGTTTGATTACCGATAGATTGTAAGTATTGTGGAATAAATTGAGAATATGCAATCAAATAGTTTTGTAATCTTAGTGCATAATAATCAGCGTTTCCCTGTGCCTTAGCTAAAAGATAATCTATTTCTCCCTTAGTTGGTGCAATACCTTGCTCTGATTGTTGTTTAACTGCTCCATTGGATTTAAATTGAACAGATGAAAATGGAATATACTCAACTGCTGAATACCATATTAAACTATTTTTAACATAGTCATCTAAAAGGTCTTTATAATATACTGATAAAGATGAAACTGTATTTGCAGTGATTTGTTCTTGTAAATACGCAAATAAGATTGTACCTAATAAATTCTTTAAGTATTTATCTTGTGCGGTTCTTACGAATGGTAATAAAGCATCTGCATCAATTGCTCCTTGCAATGGTGTGTTCTTTATAATATCGTTTCTTGTTATGAATAATGCGTATGACATAGTTATTTTTTATTAAATATTTCGTATTCTGTTTCAAAAAATGCAGAATTTGCTTGAATTGGTTTTTTATCTGTTGGTGGTATTGCTCCCTGTGTTGTTTGGTCACCTGGATTATCTTGTGTTGCAGGATTTTCTAATGATTTATTAGTATCATCTTCAACTTGTGCAACTGACTTACCTGTGTCTGATGCAGTTTGTGATAGGATTGCAAGAGGTGTTAATTGTTCAAAGTATAATTGAGTATCTGAATATCCACCTTCTGTCAATGCAAAATCTAATGTATTTAAAATTAGATTTTGAAATGGACTAACTGTCATAGTTTGTAAGATACTAAATGCAGTCATCATCTCCTCTGATTGAGAACTAAAACCAGTAGTCTTTGTTCTAATACCAAATAAAAGAGGACTAGTTACTCTATGTGCAACTAATATTCTATCTTGTGTATAATCTGCAACATACTCATACTTCTCATGTAAATTACTAATGTCAATTACATCTAATGTTGGTTTGGTTGCAGGGTCATCGTTAAAAGACAACATAAATCTACCTGCATTATCTGTACCTGTAAACTTAGCTTGTACTAAATCTTCTATTGTTTGTCTTTCCTCAGGTGCAGGAACTCCATTATTAAAGTTTAACATTACTGCTGGTAAGAAACCATTTGTAATATTATTTAAATGTAAATTACTAATCTCACCTTCTGATATTGCAAATTGCATTGCAGATACCCAATCAGGTAGTGAGTAATAATATAAACCTGGTGAATAGTTTTTAATATAAAGTAATTCCATTTTCTCATTAGAAGTTCCA